CCGCCCTATTCAGGCGGAGAGATTAAAACTCAACCTAGGAGGTCCTATGCCATGGCTAACTCGTACTGATAAGGGATCGCGTACTGCGACCACTCCAGCTACTACCTATGACCGCTGGGTCAACTTGGACTGTACCGGCTACAAGCCGGCCATTTCAGGTATAAACCACACGCGGCAAGGTACCAAGAATTGGGATAATCCCGAGACTTGGGACAATACCATAACATGGGACGGGAACGGAAAACAATCTCGTCACCAATGCGGACATATCCGCATTAGTGAGACGGCCAGTCCTGGTCGCATCACGGGTGACGGAATACTCTTGTCGTCTTCATCGACGCAAGGGTTGTTCTATAACGTTCCCTGGCATGGAGAGAAAAGCTTCATGCTACACGGGAGTTACCTTCCCAAGGGTATTCCCTCGTCGCTCACATCGCCTGCTGCGCTAGATTGGCGCGCGGCATATGAGCGGCTCCTGGACGATGCCTCCGGTTTGTTACCGGACGACGTCAGCATTGGTACCAACATCGCTGAGCTCGCGCAACTGAAGGGCCTGTTCAAGAAACCGGCTCGACAGATTACGCGAATCCTTCAGTATGTGCGCCGTCGTCCGAATCGAAAGATCCGGCGATGGCGCTACTTAACTGATAAGAAGGGGAAGTGTATTCCCTGGACACTCAGCTATGAAGAGGTTGAGCTTTCGTCTCTCAAGTGGTCGCTGAAAGATCTTTCTTCGACCTTCTTGGGTGTGCAATTTGGTGCGCTCCCACTCGCCGATGACCTCGGCAACTGGGCTGCCAAATACTGGCAGGTGCGCAACCATCTTACATGGTGGAAGCGACTGTACGAGGGTGAGCAGACCTGGGTTAGGTCTACCACACCATCTGTGCTGTCGCCTTCACAAGACGAACATTTGGGGTCTGGGCGTGAGTCGCTCAACGTGGGTACCTGTACTTATGATGTGGAATCACACATAGGTGCAGAGACACATGGTATATTGCAGGCTCGCATCCAGGCGGTACCTAAGACAGGCGCTTCTTTAGCGAATGCGATTCTGTCTCAGATACTGGGGCTTAATGTCCCGCTACAACTAGCATGGGAACTTGTCCCATTTTCCTTCGTGATTGACTGGTTTTACCCCGTTGGGGATTTAATCAGTCGCGTAGAGCCACGACGCGCAATCGGCGGACTTTGCCGCGATTTGCGAATCATGGAGACCTGGCATACGGTTGTACACCAGGCCGAGTCCCGTGTCGAAGCGGAGAACTTCCGCCTCACCAGCAAGTGGGGAGGCGATAATGTTCGCGCCCAGGCAGGGATAGACTTTACGAGCTCTGGCTCCGGCTCCTTCCGAGTGAAGAAGTATCGAAGCTATCAACGATCACTTGGGATGCCTGCTTTGAACTTTTCTCCGGTCGCAAAGTCGCGATTCGGATTGAAGCAGGCGCTAATATCCACTGCACTCCTTGTGCAGCGAGCGGTTAGGTGACGAACGTCATCTAACTGGGGCATATCGCCCAACCCGGCTCTACCCTTCGGGTAGGCTGGTTCACCTCAAGTATCAGGTCCCTTGGGCCGATACACCGGCGGTTGTATCCGCCGAAGAGAGGTTATCATGCTGTCTACTATTTCGTTGCAGCTTGCTTTCCCCAACACCGCTTACACATTGGAAAGCGGTGCTGTTACCGCAGTGCAGAAGGGTTCTTCGATGAACTCTACTGCATACGTACTCACCAGCTCGCAGCTCTCCGCCATCACTGGCGGACTTGCATCCGGGCAACTTCTCCAGAGCCTGCAAAGGCGTGGACCGGGACAGAAGGGCTCTAACAGGAGCCAGATTCTGTTCCAGATTGTTGCTCTTGATGTAAACGGCAAGCCTTTTGTTACGAGCGCGAACCTCACGCTGACGGAACCGAATTACTTTGTTCCGCCCGCAGGGGTCACGTTCTCGCAAAAGGCTGTGTCCGAAGCTTGCGTCGCTGGCGCACTGGGATACGCACTGAATGCCTCCGGAAGCGCCACTGGATCTCAATCTGACTGGACTGACAAGTCCTCGGATGGGATCATTCTGTAACGCTCGAGGTGGCATATGGCAGTTTCGAAAGAGAAGCAGGCTGCATTGGCTCGTGCCTTTGAAGCCTGGAAAGCGGCTAACACCGCTTACCTTCAATCCCGATACCGCTATGATACCGCTACCGGTTACCTTACCAACGCTCTTGAGGCGCTTCGCGCGGACTTTCTGTTAAAGAAAGCTGCAGTGAAGCGCGCCACTGAACAATACTACCAAGTACTGAACAGCGGAAAACCTGTTACCTTGTCCATGCAGGATGAACGGCTGCTCTTCTCTGAAGAACAGATCGTCCAGCTGAAGGATGCGGCAAACAAGATCAAGAAGTTGCAGGGACCTAAGTAGGTATCTCAGCCATATAACCAACAACACATATTCACCCTTTAAGTAGAGGTAAATACCATGAAGACGTTGAATCGTCCCCTTGCACACTGGTTGCAGACTGCAGCCCGTGTGGTGCTCATCCAGGACCCTAAGCAGGTGGCTATTGCCAACCGCTTGCGGGTCCATGCTTCCATTATGACGAACGGCGACGAGCACGCTGTCAGCGGTGGGATTGAATCCTACGCTGTCTCGCGTGTTCTCCAGTCGTTTGCGATGACGTGGCTTCGGCCGCGCTATCGCAATGTCAGCAATGGGTCCTTCGCGTTGGCGATGGACGCCTTGCAGGAACCGGACCTTCCGCACCCGCACATCTTCTTTACGAAGGTGCCGCGGCGTGCGTGGCTCGGACTGCTCGATGTCCTCGACAATCTGGAGGATGACGAGCACTGGCAGTTGTTGTTTGGCTATGCGCATGACGAGGATTAATGATATGTCCTCGCAGAGCAAGCATAAAACGCAAACGCCCCTGGTTCACTACCAGGATATTGAAGCGTTCAAAGTAGATATCCAGAAGTCCTTGGCAAAGGACTTTAGGAATCTCCTTACCGCTAGGAAACCGTGCCCGCGCAAACATATTGACGAGATATATTCTACTCTCGCCCGTATGTCTGTGACTGAGGCATCGCTTGCGAGCAAGCGTCTTTCGGCGCAGCTTGCATCCGATCCCTCGGGAGGTGATGCCTTCCGTTTTGGGGATATAGACATTCCCCTTGACGGAGATCCAGATCTCATACGAGGTCTGAGGCAAACACTCGGGTTCTTTTCACGGTTGCACGCAAATGTCACAAAGGAGCAGGAGCTCCAGCAGCTTGAAGAAGCTGCGGAGCGGCTGTCACAGCCCGCGAAAATTTCGTGGACTGACCCAGAAATCTGGGTAATGCGACAGTTTATTCGCAAGATCCTTGGCCCTGCCCCCGACGTGGCGGAACTTAAATTCCGCCACGGTCCGGGTGCCGTTGCCACAGGTGAGAAGGGTTTTCAGAAGCTGTACTTCAAGGAGACCTACCATTCGGTAGATCAATACCTTGGGTATGACTCCGAAGTCCTCTTGCGCCTGCCTCATCAGCCTTATCGGTGCCTTGAACGCACCGTATCCCGTACGCGCGTAGTTGCTGTCCCGAAGGACGCTCTGCGCATACGTACGATCTCTTGCGAGCCACTCACTATGATGTTCCTTCAACAGGGCATCATGCGTGAGATGTATCGCAGGATGTATCGGCCTAGGCCGGGATTCTCTCAAGGAGCACTCAGTTTTCCTCTCGAGGCGCAGGCGCTTCAGCAGCGTCGCGCCCAGAAGGGAAGCGAGTGCAGATCGTGGGGGAGGCAGATGCAGCAATGCTGCATTGACCTCTCCAACGCTAGCGACGACGTGAAGTGTGAACACATCACGCTGTTGTTTCCCAGAGATTGGGCTGAACTTCTTATGGCATTTCGTAGTTCGGAAGCGCACTTCGAGCAGCTGGATCGAGTTATTACGCTCGAGACTTTTGCTCCCATGGGTGCTGCCACTTGCTTCCCGACGGAATCTCTCGTGTTCGGAGCGATCTGCTATGCAGCTCGCTTCCTTTCGCGGGATCTTCGCAGTCCGGAAGGCGATTGGGGCATTGTTGGGGATGACTGTTGTCAACCCAGCTACGCTTACCCGCTCACCCTCGAACTTATGGATCGGGGTGGCTTTCATCCTAACTTGAGTAAGTGTTGCGGACCGCTCACTCGCTTTCGCGAATCGTGTGGTGGGGACTTCTTCGAAGGTGTGGACGTTACATATGTACGCCCGCGCTTTCTTCCGAAGCCCTCATACGCGGCCACGGCACCAATGGTGTCGATGGCGAATGGTCTGCTCACACGGGGATTCCGCATTACTGCACAGACATTGGCATCTGCTTGTCCCGGATTCGTCGCCCTTGGCGACGGTCCCGCATATGCTTCGAAGGGCCTGAAATGGCCCAACGTAGGCGATGTGCGTTGGAACAGGCATTACCAACGTTTCGAGCAGAAGGCCATGGTTGAGAAGCCATGCCCTTCGATGCGACTTGGTGCAGTGGACGGGTGGGAACCTTTATTTAATTGGTTCACATCCGGCTGGCTGTCGGACACCTCCTTCTCCAAACATACTAAGACTGTCTGTACTTGGCTTGAACAGCCAGATGCAGAAGTCTATTCTGCTTAGATGCAGGGTATCGGCGCATACCATAATGCGAAGGCCCCCCGATCGAATGACCGGGTTGGCCTTGGGGGGCGCGAGTTCAGCTATTGCCACGATCCAGAAAGGTTTATGTTTTATTGCATAGATCTTCCCTGGATCTTTATGATTCCAG